CAGGCCGAGCATTCCGCCCGCAACCTGGAGTTGTTGAAGTTGAAGACTGTTCTCGCTGAGGGCATCCCAGCCGAGGATGTTCTGGATGTGGCCGCCCTGATCCAGGGTGACGATGAGGCCACGGTTTCGGACAGCGTGAAGCGTGTGAAGTCGCTTCTGGATAAAGCTCCCACCCGGGAGCGCCCTGTTGACCCATCTCAGGGTTCGGGCAATGTGCTGCCGCTGAACGGTGATCCGTTGTTGGAGACCGTGAAGCGGATGGTCGGCGCCTAAACCCTTCCTTTTCAAGAAAGAAGACAAACAGAAATGCCTGCATTCAATACCCCCGATACGGTGGCCCTGACCGGCGACACGATGTTCCAGGGTTACCTGGACCCGGTGATGTCTCAGGACTACTTCGCTGAGGTTGAGAAAACCTCCGTTGTTCAGCAGATCGCCCGGAAGATCCCTCTGGGGCCGACCGGTGTTCGTATCCCGCACTGGGATGGTGATGTTCGCGCCAAGTGGACCGGTGAGGGTGAGCAGAAGCCCGTCACCAAAGGTTCGATGACCAAGCAGGAAGTGGTCCCGCACAAGATCGCGACGATCTTCGCGGCGTCCGCTGAGGTTGTCCGGGTCAACCCGGGTAACTACCTCGCGACGATGCGCACGAAGGTCGCTGAGGCGATCGCGCTTGCCTTTGACGCCGCGGTGCTGCACGGCATCGACAGCCCGTTCGGCAAGTGCGTCGCTGACACCGCGAAGTCGGTCAAGTTGGCCGGCCCGGACACGGCGTTCGATTCACTGAACAAAGGACTGGATCTGCTGCTGAAGGACAAGAAGAAGTGGAACGGCACCCTGTTCGATGATCTGGCCGAGCCGGTCCTCAACGGGTCGAAGGACAAGCAGGACCGCCCGCTGTTCATCGAGTCCACGTACACCGACATCAACTCGCCGTTCCGTTCGGGTCGGGTGTTGGGGCGTCCGACGTTCCTGTCGGATCACGTCACCGACCCGACGAAGCCGAACAACGACACCGGAATCCTCGGCATCATGGGCGACTGGTCGAAGATCGTGTGGGGCCAGATCGGCGGGCTGTCCTACGACGTGACCGACCAGGCCACGCTGGACATGTCGGCCAACGGTGACGGCTCCGGCCTGGTGTCGCTGTGGCAGAACAACTTGATCGCGATCCGCATCGAGGCCGAGTTCGGTGTCCTCGTCGACGATCCCGAGGCGTTCGTCACCCTGACCAAGTGAGTTGTCGGGGGAGGGGAGCCATCGCTGCCCTCCCCCCGCAACTTCCCACCCAAAGAAGGGGAAGTGTTGTGAAGCTGAAGAACAAGACCAGCGGTGCTTTCGCGGAAGTGTCCGAAGAGCTGGGCAACGTCCTCGTCGGCGCGGGTGGTTGGCAGGAAATCCCCGAACCGGCAGACGACGTGGAGCCCAAGCCGGTTCGCAAGCGCGCCCCGAAGTCCCTCTGATGGCTTTCGCATCCGTTGACGATGTCGCGGTGCGCTGGTCCCGCGATCTGTCCTGCGAGGAAAGGGAACTCGTTTCGGTTCGCTTGGAGGACGTTGAGCGCCTGATCCGCCGCAGGGTTCCCACGCTCGATGATCGGCTCGCCGCAGGTTCGATTGATGTTGAGGATCTGATTCAGGTTGAGGCTGACGCGGTGCTGCGTTTATGCCGCAACCCTGAGGGCTATGTCAGTGAAACGGACGGCAATTACACCTACCAGTTGTCGAAAGACCTCGCTACGGGGAAGTTGAGTTTGACTTCTGATGAGTGGGCGATGCTGGGTGTTTACCGGAACCGTTTGACCACCCTTGTGCCTTCGGTGCTGCTTGGCGATGGATACACAGTTCTAGGTGAGGCGGAAATACAGCAATGACAACAGTTTTCACGGTGATCGGTGTTAAGAAACTGATCTACCAAACACTGCAGGATGATTACGGTGTCCTGCCCAATGGTGGTGGGTCACTCGGCGGCGGGGTCGTCACCGGGGGCCTGACCCAGGCCCAGGTTGAGGCCATCGTCAATACGGCCATCGCGAACCTGCCGATCTCCCCGACAGGCCCAACCCAGGCGCAGGTTGATGCGGCTATCGCAGCTGCTATCGCCACTGTTGCGGGTGGTGGTTTGACACCGGAGCAGGCGGCGCTGCTGGGCCAGGTGCAGCCGATCCTTGACGTTTTTGGCGGGACTGTCGCGGACCTGATCGTCTATGTCACGGGCGTTGATGACAACCTCGGTACTCTCGGAAGCAGCGCGTACGCAACGAGTGTCGGCTTGCAGCAGTTCCTTACGGCGGTCGCAGGTAATCCTGATCCGTCGGCAATCACAATTGCGGGCGGCGGGCTGGTCGCCCTAGCGGTGACCGCCTGGGATGATCTGGTGGCGCAGGTCGCAGGCAACAATCCCGCCGATTTGCAGCCTCTACTTGACCTGCTCGCGGTGAAGCCCGGTGCGACTCTGGCTGACGTTGAGGTCATCTGGCAGGCGTTGTCGGACGGCAGTGTTGCTGTTGCGCAACTGCTGTCGGCGCTGTCCGGTAAACCGCTGTCGGCCAACCCGACTGCGGCTGATGTGCAGGCCGGGCTGCCGGTGCTGATTCAGGCGATTGTCAAAGATGAGCTTGGTGATCGCGTCACCGCGTTGGAAGCTGCGGCCCTCTCCGGTGAGGGTGTATCGCAGGCGGTCGTCGATTCGCTGCTGGCACGTCTGGACGCCCTTGAGGCGGAGAACGTCACCATGAAAGCTGAACTGGCGCAGAAGATCAGCGAAACCGATATCGCTGCCCTGCGTGAGCAGGCCGCGTTCGCGGTTGAGGAGACTCAGCGGCTTGAGGCTCAGGACGCGGAGATTGTCGCTTGGGTGACCGAGAAGTACTTAGACAAGGAATTCTTTGAGCGGTGGGAGAACTCCATTGTCGACCTATTCAGCGGCGTGTATACCAACCACAACGACCTAGCGAAGCTGGTGCAGGACGTGATGAACGCCATGAACGGGCCAACCGCGACGGTGCAGTCCATCACCGAAATGTTCTGGTTGCTCAACGATCTGCTGACGGCGTTGGTCGAAGCTACTGGCATCGACTTCCCAGGGAGTAAGTGATGACGGTCCTGGGTAACAAGGATAGGGCGGGTGAGCCTCAGAAGTTCACCCGCACTCTGACGCCGTTTGATGGTGACTTCACCGTGATGGAGGCGGTTATCGGGGCGATGCGCACAGACCTGGAGGCGTTGAAAGCCGACAAGGCGGCTCCCCCTCCGCTGCCAGCCAGCACCGTCACTGAGATTCGCAACATCTTCACCGGAGGCAAAAACGTGCCACCCAACGTTGACTGGGTGGCCTGCCCACTCAACGGCACGGGCACGGGACTGGTTGAGGCCCGACTCATCAACGGGACGGTGCAACTGCGGGGCACTGTGGCTGTCAAGGTGTCATCGCCGGGGTCGGGGTTGGGTGTCCGAAAATTGAACAGCGCAATCCCGAATCCCCAGCTTGAGGTCAACGCCGCCGCGTTCGCTGTGGACACCGGTACGTCGTACCGGCTTGCGGGTGTCCGCATCAGCACAGACGGCGGCATTTCCGTTTCGGCCCCCACCGGAAAATACGACACCGTGCAATTCGACGGCATCAGCTATCAGGTGTTCTGATGGCTACAACTTTCGGCAACAAAGACCGTACCGGCCAGCAGGCGCAGTTCCCGCGCACCGTTCCCGCCGACACAAAGACGCTCATCTCCGATGCTCTGATGGACCCTGCCCTGCCTTTGGCGCAGGTCAGTAATCAGATGACGGCCTACCTAAACGCCATCTCGGCTCGGATGGACACCGTCCAGGCCGGGTTTACCGACCTAAACGGTAAATCGTCTGCCCTGCAAGGGCTTACGGTGGCGATGCGCGGCGAGTTGACCAAACTCCAAGCCGAGGTGGCGGCAATCAAAGCGGAGCCGTCACCTATCGGGACGGTCATTTCGTCGCTGCTCACTGAGGCTGAGATCAGCGGCATGACCGGTGTGTGGGTGCTGTGCGATGGGCGCAGCGTGGCAGAAACAGCGTATGCAACGCTCACCAAACGCAACACGGTGCCTGATCTGCGTGGGTCGTTCCTGCGCGGCGCAGGCACACGGGCAGGCGTTACCGGGTGGGCCGGTGGCACGCTCAACGCCCACGTCGATGACTCAACTAGGGCACCGCGCACCAACTTCACCGTCACCGCACGCAACCCGATCAGACAGGGCGACAGTGGACGGGGCATAGCGGGTTCTGCGTCGTATGCGGCAGGCGAGGCGTACCTGCGTCCCGGTGAGTCCACAAATCCTGTCACTGGCGGCGACGCGGAAACCCGCCCGAAGCACTTTGTTGTCAACTACTTCATCAGGGTGGACTAGGAGGTCAATATGGAAATCACCAACGGAGAAGTCAAAGCCGATCTGCCCGACACGCTGGCCAAGCTACTCATCGACAACCTCGATTGGAAGAAGGATCGGGCAGGCAAGGCGGGTGAAATCGTCACGCTGGCAGACCGGGTGAACGCCCTCGCCGCGCAGCCGGCAGAGGACGACGCACCGATCCCGATGACACGGGTGCCAGGTGTCGTTGACATCTCCATGAATCGGCTGAAGAAGCTCGTCGCTGACGGGGTTATCCCGCACATCCTCAAGGACCGCACGAAGCTGATCCGGCCCTCGGACGTGAAAGCCGCACTCACCCAATGAGCCTTCTGGACAGGGGTAATCAGTGCGTGGTTGTGTACCCGGAGGAAAAGGTCACCGACGCGGACGGAAACACGAAAACCCAAGCCGCTAAGTGCGGGTTCCGGGCCAGGGCACGCATCCAACCGTTGGGTTCCGGTGGCGCAGCCTCAGCCGACCAGTACGGGGATGGGTTCGACAGCGAGAAGGTGTATTCGCTGCGTTTCCCCCGCGGCCTGAGATGTGTGTTGGGTGCCCAGTCCCAAATTGAGTGGATGGGTGAGCGGTGGGTCATCCACGGTGACCCGTTGAGGTACACCAACTCTCCGCGCACCTCCCACCTGATCTACACCATCAAGAGGCACTGATGGCGGAGATCTACAAGAAGGGCAAAGCGTTCAACGGGATGATCGCCCACATGGACGGGGTGAAGGGTGCGTTGCGGGACGAAGCGGGCCGCCTGGAAGGCATCGCGCAAACCCGGTTAACAGCCGCACGCTCATCAACGAAATGGGTGAAGTACGACCGCGGCTCGGCCGGCGAAACCGCCATCGAAGTGTCCGAAGCGGACGGCCAGTACACCTGCGACTACCACGTCTCCATGACCGCCGCGAACGCGATGGCCATCGAGTACGGGCACGCCCCCTCGGGGAAGTTGGAGGGAACCCGCACGAAAGCGCCGTTCGGTCTTTACATCATGACGGGGACGCACAGCCAAGCCTAGGAGGTGAGCATGTCGAGGATGCCTCGCATCCAGTCGGTCATTCTCCCCATCCTGCGGGACGCGTTTCCCGATGTGAAGGTCGGTTCCTGGGTTGAGGACATCGACTTTCGTGACTTCCCGATGCTGCAAGTCAGGCGGATCGGTGGGATGCGGCACGACCGAAGACCTACCCAGTTGGCCATGCCGGTCATCGAGTTGACCGCTTACGGCACAGAGGGGTTGGTGGAAACCGAGCAGCTGTACGAAGACGCCCTGGAGGCGCTGTACGACGCTGCGGAGAATCAGAAACGGACAGATACCGGTTATCTGCACTCAATGAAGGAGACCTCTGGCGCCGCCCAGTACCCGTCTCCTTTCCAGGACTCCTGGCGGGTCCAGGGACTCATCGCATTCGGGGTTCGACCCCTTTCCAATCAAAAACCAGGAGTAAATAGACATGCCAATCAATGACAAAGCGGTCATCACCGCCGCGACTGGGTTCATCTACACGGCCCCAGTCGGCACTGCTGCACCGACCCCAACTGAGCTTGCGGCTCTGGATTTGCAGCGCCTGATCAGCGAGGCTTCCGGCGAGGACGTTGCCGACCCGGATGCCGATGCTGATGCCGGCGGCAAGGCCGGGCGTTCCACTGTCACCGCGGACCCGAAGGCCCCGCTGGCTGTGGCGTGGGTCAACGTGGGCCACACCTCCAGGGATGACCTCCCGGAGTGGGGCCTAGATGGCGGCGACCTCGAAACCAAAGGCACATGGCAGAACGAGTCGCTGCGCGAGGTTGAAACGAAATCGACGGTCGACTACCTGACGTTCAAGTTGCACCAGTTCGACTCGGGTGCGTTCGAGCTGTACTACGGCAAGGACGCCCTGCCCACCACGCCCGGTGTGTTCGGTGTGGCCGGCGGCACCACCGTCCCGGTGGAGAAGGCGCTGTTCATTGTGATCGTGGACGGGCAGAACAAGATCGGGTTCCACGCCCACAAGGCGTCGTTCCGGCGTGACGATTCGGTGGAGATGGCCTCCGATGAGTTCGCTGCGCTGCCCATCCGGGCGACGCTGCTGCGCCACAACAACGAAGTGAAGTTCTCCTGGATCAACAAGGACTTCTTCGTCCCGTGAGTAGGCCGGGGGAGGGGAGTTCCTGGCGGGCCGCTCCCCTCCCCCCTCACCTTTGCCCGCCGAGACCCGCTATGAGAAAGGCCCAGCCATGCCCAACAGCAACATTTTGACTTTGGATTCCCTCCGCGAAGACATCGAGCGGGAGTTCGCCCCCTGCCAGGTGGATTTGGGGGAGGGGAAAACGTTGACGCTGCGGAACCTTCTGCGGCTCCCGAAGAACACCCGGGAACAGGTGTACGCACTGCTCGATGAGCTGTCCGACATCCAGAAAGACGACGACCAGGACGGCTTGGTGGCCACTGAGCAGTCCGCGCAGATCGCCCTGAAAATCCTGCCTTTGGTGGCCGACAACGAGAAGCTCGGCGCGAAGCTCGTGGAGTCCATTGAGGACGATTTGGCGTTGACGCTGCGGGTGTTCAGCCGGTGGATGGAGGGCACCCAGGCGGGGGAAGCCGAGGGCTCGCCGACCTCATAGATGAGTACGGTGAGCATTTGGCCGCTGACCTCCTCGAGCATTACCGGGTGGATCTGCGGGATCTGGTGCATCCGAGCAGCCCGCTGACACCGCTGTGGTTGTTGGTGTTGATCCGCGGCCTGCCCGAGGGTGGCCGGTTCAACGCAGCTCTGCGTGGTGGGCAGCAGTTCCGCGGTTGGGACGCGTCCCGGTACGCCGCGGTGGCGACGGTGAACGCGATGAGGGCGTTGCAGCACACCTATGTGTCGGCGCATGTGAAGTCCCGGCCGAAGCCGCCGGAGCCGTTCCCCATCCCTGACCGTCCGAAGCGCCGCGGCGCTGGTTCGTTCGCCGCTATCGCGGCCCAAAAGTTGGCTGAGGAAGGTTCAGATGGCCGGTTCGAAGGAAGTCGGGAAGGTCTCCATCCGGGTCATCCCCGATTTGGATCGGTTCCGGGAGCAACTTCAGGGTGAGCTGGAGGAACTGGAACGTAAAGTCTCGGAGATCCGGATTGGTGCTGACACCAGCCGGCTGCGGGACGAGGTCCGGGCAGCCACCGAGAGCCTTGACGCTGAAGTCGCTGTCGGCGCCGACACGTCCCGCATCGGTGAGCAGCTGCGGGAAAGCATCAGGGACGCAACGAAGAACCTCCCGAAGACCGATGTTCCGTTCGAGCCGAAGTTCACAGACCCTCAAGGTCTGCCGGAAACCTCGTTGCCGGTAAAGCCTGAGACCGACGAGCAGGCTTTCAAGCAGTGGCGTGCCGACATCATCAACAAAGCTGCGTCGCTGCGGGCCACGATCCGAACCGATGTTGACGACGATCAGCTCCGCAAACGCATATCAGGTCTTGTTGCGGAGCTGCGTCAGCTTCCCGTGGAACTGGACGCGGAGTTTGATTCCGCTCAAATCAAGGCGGACTTCGAGAAGAGCCTCGCTGAGGTAAAAACCTTGGCGGGTAGGTCAAAAGTCGAAGTACCTATTGAGGTCGACTCTGATCGCTTTCGGCGGTCACTGGTCGTGCTGCAGTCCAAGCTGGAGAACCTCAAAACCAACATCAGCGATAGAGGGCTACTCGGTCTTTCTCTGGGCTTGAGGGATGTGGACAAGGCGGCCGATTCCGCCTCAGCGTCGATGGGGCGGCTGAGCGGACGAACTCAGCTGATCACGTTCGCGGTGTTCGCCGCCGCCGCACCCGCGATCGGGTTGGTCGCTGGTCTCCTCGCCGGTCTGCCATCACTGATCAGTGCGTTCGCCGCTGGTAGTGCGGCGGTCGCTTTGGGCTTAGATGGCATCAAAGCGGCAGCGCAGTCGGTGAAACCAGCGTTCGATGAGCTGAAAGCGGCGGTGGCCGGCACGTTCCAGGAGCAGCTCACCCCGATCTTTCAGCAGTTCCTCCCGATTTTTCCGGTTCTGAAGTCGGGATTCCAGGAGATCGCCTCGGGGCTTTCCGGGATTTTCCAGGGATTCGCGAACGCCGCCACCTCAGTTCAGGGTGTGCAGCAGATCGGAACAATCCTGCAAGGGGTAGGTGGTTTCTTCCGGGACCTCGGCCCGGTAGTGCAAACAGCAACGCAGTCGTTCCTCACGTTAGCTTCGTCGGGGGCGCAGTCGTTCGGGTTGCTGCTCGCCCCGCTGCAGAACTTCGCGAACGGCTTCGACGCGATGGCGCAGCGCATCACCTCCAACGGTGTGTTCGAGGGCGCGTTGCAGGGGTTGTCGCAAACCCTTGACGGCATCTTCACCTTATTCACCCGGCTGTTTGAGGCGGGTGCGCAGGCGATGGGTTCGTTGGGTGCGCCTCTGCAGAACCTGCTCGGCGGGTTCGGTGATCTGCTCGTCGGGGCGACGCCTGCGCTGACAGCGTTCGCGGCGGGTGTCGCGAACACCATTGGGGCGTTGGGCACATCGTTGGCCCCGGCGTTCGCCGCTCTCACCCCTGCGGTGTCAGCGATCTCACCGATCCTCACCCAGCTGGCGTCGACACTAGGCACCGCGCTATCGCAAGCTGTGGTTGCCGTCGCCCCCGCTCTAACCCAGTTGGCGCAGGTCCTGGGGCCGGTGTTGACCGCCGCCGCGACAGCGTTGGCGCCGATCCTCGCACAGGTGGCCACCACCCTCGGCGGGGTGTTAACGACCGCCATCCAGGCGTTGGCCCCGCTGATGCCGCTGATCGTTGCGGCGTTCACCCAGTTGGCCACCGCTCTGTCGGGGGCGCTGGCCCAGGTGCTGCCCCAGTTAGCGCAAACCTTCGCCGCTCTGCTACCCGTTCTCATTCAGCTCGTCCCGCCGCTGCTGCAACTGGTGCAGGCGTTCATACCGCTGATCCCGGCGGCGGCGAATCTGGCGACCGCGGCGCTGCAAGTGCTTTCGGCGTTCGCTCCGCTGCTGAACATCATCAGCAGCTTGGCTGGGGTGGTCGCCCAGGTGATCGGTGTGTTCGCGGGGCTGGCCGCCGCGATGATCAACGCGGTCACCTCGGGGGTGTCCGGGGTGGTCAACTCCATCACCGCCGGGATGAGCCAGTTCGTCTCAGCGATCACATCGGGTGTGGCCAGCGGCATCGCTGAGTTCGTGGCGTTCGGCGCGAGAGTTGTGTCGGCGTGCTCCAACTTCGGTTCGCTGCTGGTGTCGGCGGGCAAGGACCTGATCCAAGGGTTGGTCAACGGCATCAAGTCGATGGCCGGCGCAGCCTTGCAAGCCGCCCAGGAAGTGGCGTCCAGTGTGGTGGGCGCGGTGAAAGGGTTCCTCGGGATCAACTCGCCGTCAACGGTGTTCCGCGACATCGGTGTGAACGTCGGTGAGGGCTTCAACGAAGGTGTCGGCTCCCAAGTCGGTTCCAGCGTCGCCCAAATCAAGGAGTACGCGACGGCCATCCTGCAGTCGGTGAAGGACGTGTTCGGCTCCGCCGAGGGGGTGAACCTGAACTTCAACCTCAACGCGGCGTCGGAGACCCCCGCGCTTTCGGGGCTGCAAACCCAGTTGGCGTCCACGTCGGCGGCGGCGGCGGACTTCAAACAGTCAATGGGTGCTGCCGGCCAGTCGTTAACTCAGATCGACACCACCGCTGCGAAGCAGAAGATCGACCAGCTGGGGCAGTCCATCGCGGAGTTGGAGATCCGCCGCAAGGAACTGCAACTCGCGAAGGACAACCCGAACGCCGACCAGGGCGCGATCAAGGCGCAGCTCGAGCAGATCCGCAACCAGAAAACCGCCCTCGGGTTGGAGCGCGACAAACTGGCCTACGCCCAGAAGTACGGCGGGCAAATGTCATCCACGTCTCAGAGCTACCAGGAACAGATCAAGAGCCTCCAGAAGTTGCCGTTGGATTTCGCCACCGCCACCGGTAACCAGTTCCTGTCCGATCTGGGTTGGTCCGGCCAGGGCGCTATCCCGTCGCTGATGCAGCAGGGCCTCGATTACGCATCAAACTTCGTGTTCAACGTGGCGAACATGGATGACGCTTTGAGCGGCCAAAGGACCCTTCAGAACCGGCAAATGCAAGCAACCATTGGGAGATGACGTGAGACCTGGCACCGTAGTTGTGTTGGAAGGTGTCAACGGGGTCCGGTTCACCATCGCCGGCCCCAACGCCGGGGATAAAGGTGTGTACCTGGGAACAGGGTTGAAGGAGTTCTTCGACCCCCCGGTGAAGGTGGTGTCCGAGGAGCCCGGTAACTATCCGGGCTCAAGGTATTTGAATCACCGGGTGTTGCGCCGCGACATGGTGTTCGCGGTGGAGATCCTGGACGACCCGTCGAAGAACCAGTCGTGGTTGTCGAGGGATTCGGAGTGGCGCAAAGCGTGGTCCTTCGATGCTGACTGCACACTGTTCGTCACGACCCCGGAGTCGGGGACACGGTATCTGAAGGTTCGGCTGTTGGAGTCCCCCCAGGTTGACACCACCACCGACCCGCGTATGCACACCATCAACCGGGTGTCGATGGTGTGTGTGGCCAATGACCCGTTCTGGTGGGGTGAGGACGAAATCCACACCGCTGTCACGAAAACAGACACCAGCTTCGACCCGAATGCGTTGCAGTTGCCGTGGCCGTGGCCGCAGAACGAACTGCCCAAGGAAACACTGTTCATTGATGTTCCGAAGGTCAATCCGACAGATCAGATCATCTGGCCTAAATGGGGTGTCCCCGGTTCCACCGAGGCCCCGGCGGAGCCGTACATCCCGTGGCTGCCGTGGCTGGGAGCCCCACGGTCGAAGGCAACTATTTGGACGCTGCCCGACTATTCGTGGGAGGACGACGACCAGAAGGACCGCCGGCTGCGCCTGCCCGGTCTGATCGGCGGTCTGCGGACCAACGAGATTCAGCAGCTCGTCATCGACGGTAGGCCCACTGGTGGGAACTTCCGCCTGAAGTTCGGAACGGAAACCACCGGCACCATCCCGCACAACGCGAATACCACGCAAATCCAGAACGCGTTGGTGGCGTTAGCGCAGATCGCCGCGGGGGATGTTGAGGTCACCCGGAACCCCGCTGTGGATGAGAAGCAAACCGTGGAGCTGACCGGCGGCGCCACAGGGGGGTCTTTCCGCCTGTCCTTTGAGGACAACTGGACTGACTGGATTCCGTACAACGCGATCGCCCTGAACATGTATGCGGCGTTGGCTGCGCTGCCACAGGTGTCGATGGTGGGTGTGAGTGTGGACCAGAAAGTGCAGAACTGCGTCCAGGAGGTACGGATCGTCGGTGAACCCACCCAGGGCACGTTCCGACTCACCCTGGATGGGCAGACCACCGACCCGATCCCCTACCGGGCATCGAATCTCACTGTGGCGTTTGAACTGTCGAAGCTACCCAACATCGGTTCGTTCGACATCAACGTCACCGGGGCGGGTTTGTTCGGTGGTGGGCCGTGGTGGAAGGTTGCGTTCCAAGGCAACCTGGGTGGGGTTGCGGTTAACCGTTTGACCGCTGACGCTTCCGGGTTGTCCGGCGGTGCGGGGATATCGGTGAACACGAAAATCCTCACCCCGGGCTACCGCAAGAACACCATCACGTTCGGCGGTGCCCTGTCCGGGTACAACGCTGAAATGATGAAGGCTGATGCGTCGAGGTTGACCGGTGGGAAGAACCCGGCTGTGGCCATCGAAACGGTCACGCAGGGCTCCCACCCAATCCAAATCACATTCCTGGGCGCTCTTTCCGGCAAGAACGTTCCGCCTCTTGAGCCTGTGTCTGTGGCGTTGACCGGTGGCCGGAAACCGAGGGTCACCACCGCTGTCCGGTTACAAGGCGCTACCGCCGCGGCGGAGAACGCGTTCGTCGACACCGACCCGCGTGTGGAGCAGGTTGTGTCGGAGTCCGGTTCGGAACTGTGGGGCCGCATGAACGGGGTGAGGTTCAAACACTTCGTCCCCCCTTACACCGGCGCCCGTAAGTTCGAGATCACGGTGTCTGGGTGTAAGCCCGGCCAGATGGTGGCGTTGCGCCTACCCCGCCCCTGGTCCCGCCCGTGGGGTTTGGAATGACAATCGTGGTCAGGGTTTTCGGAATCCCCGTCCTCACCGTGGATGTGGTCGGCGGGGCTGAAGAAGACAGCGAGGCCACCATCGGTGGTGGCAGCGCACACAACTTTGAACGTGACGGCAGCCCGCTCTCCCCGGAGAGCCGGTACGACTGGGAGTGGGAGGATCGGCGTGGATTCGGTTTTGGAGCAACGCGCTGACCTTTTAGGTGGGCTGTCGAGCCTCGCGGATCACGAGAACCTGTGGGGGAAGGTTCAGGAGCGCCGCGCCCGGTTGGAGAAGATGCGGCTATCGAAGCCGGTCATCGAACTGTACGACGGGGACTACCAGCTGCGCGGCGCGGTGGCCGGGGAACGGTCAGGTGACTTCGAGGAAATTGAGAACGAGACCGGAACCGCCTCAATCCAACTCGGGTTAGACCACTACCTCGCGAAGTGGATCTTAAATCACAAAGGCCGCCTGAAACGAAACATCCACATCGTCATCGAGAAGCAGGGCGTTAGGTGGTCGGGCCGAATGTCCGATTACCGGGTGGTCAAAGAGGACTCCGGGGACTGCTACCTCGATGTGACGTTCCTTCATGATTTTGAGGAACTGAAACACATCCGGGTGTGGGCCAACCCGTTCCTGCGCCCGGAGTTCCAATTCCCGAAGCTGTGGGTCATTTTCGGTCCGGCCCGGTTTTGCCTGTTGACAACCCTTTTCGTGAACCTCTGCATCCGCCTGGAAGGCTCCCTGTGGTCTTTGCCTGATGATCCCCTGGACATCAACGAGTGGATGGGGCCTAGCTTTTGGCCGGGTAACTGGCGCAACATTGTGAAGCCCTACCCGTTGTTGGGGGACAACACCCCAGTGACGATTGTTTTCTCACGGTTCGGGTCGTTCTACGACACCGCGAAACAAGTGTTGGACGACACCGGGTTGACTATCACCTGCCGCCGGTATCTGCCCGACCGTGACCCGCACCCATTTGAGAACCTCATCGGTGAGCAGCAACTGTTGGAGGACCTTTACACGTCCATCCCGTTGCGGCCGGGTTGTTTGGTGTGGGATGTCGAGGACAACAACGAGTGGGGCAAAGAGACCGCGTTCGGTGGTTCAATTCTGGTCGGGTTGACCAGGGGCATCATCAATTTGACTTCTGACGGCTACACCGAGGGTGTGGATGTGTTCACCGGGGATGCCACGTTCCCCGGGGAGTATTACACCCCTAACTATTTCGGCACTTCCCCGCAGGCACCGCATGTGGTGTTCGTGGAAGGCAAATACACGGGCATCAAATCAAGCGAGTTCCAGTACTTTGAGGCCACTGATGTTTCGTTCCTGACGGGTGGTTCGTCAGCACCGGGCATCAACGAGGCCATCAGTGCTGCGGTGAACATCGGCGGCGACATCATCTCGTCGCTGATCAACAGTGCGTTGGAAGCCGCGTCAGGTGCCCCTGTCGGTGCTATCCCCGTCGAAATGCCCTCACTCGGAGGCATGATTGACGCTGTAGCCCAAATTTTCTACCTTGATGTCATTGCCGCGTTCATGCAGGTGCCGACGCTGAGGGCGACGAGTGTCAGTCTCCCCATTGCCGGGCTGGAGAACATCAAAACCGGTTTAGGTGATTTCCACTATTACGAGGGTTGGGGTGAGGCGCAGAAAGCGTTCACACTTGGGGCTGCGTTGGCTATCAAGAAGCGGATGTTTGAAACGCAGGCGCACACCGCGCACACCCTGCAAATCAGTGACGCCGCACCGTACCTGTTCGGCCGCAACGGTTACGGGCACATGTGGATCGGTTCCCGGGTCGGCACAACCGTTCTGGGTTACCCCGACCCCGACACGATCTTCGTGGAACGGGTCAAGAAGGCGAAATACAGTTGGGGTAAGGACGGCCCTTCGGGTTGGCAGATCGGGTTGGGTTACCGCAAACCGGCTGACCCCATGACCCGAGTCATGTCGGAAATTCAGAAGCTGGGCAGCATCGGATCACAGTTAGGGCTGTTGTGATGGATCTAGTCATCCAGGAGATCACCGTGTCCCGGCACATCACCGAGGACGGCGGCCAAGGGTTCTCCGTCGCCATGAATGAGAACACCTCGTTCATTGATGCGTTGGGGTTGCTGGATGCCGCCCGCTGGGAGTTGTTCAAACAGATGTCGGAAAGGTTCTCCGCATGATCCGTTCGCAGGAGCAAACGAACTACGCGAACCCGCGTGAACATTTCGTGTGGGCTTTGCGGAACCTCCCCATGATCGCCGGGGTGGGTGGCATCACCCACCCCATGTTTTTGACGCAGTGGTCGGAGCACCTGTTCAACTGCGGGTTCGCCCACACGGACTACATTGCGTCGCTGGCCGATGAGAACGGCATGGTCCATGTCGATCAACTGCCCAGGCAGATCCTGGATTTCCAGCCCGCTATGCGCGGCCCACGCCACTCCTGGAACAACGCTGCCCGGTGGGTCACCGAGGGCACACCCGCACCGGAACCCGTCCGCCTGCCCGACATCAACGAGCTGACCGCCAACGAACAACAGGCGATGCTGCAGCAGTTCGTCGACGCGGGGTTGGTGTCGGAACCGGTGAATGGGCCGGCGTTCCTCCCCGCTGAGGTCGCTGATGAGTGACGGCTCGTATGTGATCGGCGGCGGCGGGGATTGGAACCAGAACTTAGATGAAACCATCCTGGGTCAGCTTGTGGGGATCACCCCGAATTGGGATAGCCCGTTGGAGCAGGTTGAACGCCAACTGCTGCGGTTGCCGTTGGATGCTTTGAAGCAGTTCGAGCCGTTCTCGGGCGGGGATTTCGGCGACGGGATCTCCGCGGTCACCTCGATCATGGGTGCGTTGAAAACCAGACCCGATTTCCTGAAGTTCTTCAAAGACATCATCAACAACATCGTGGATGGTTGGCAGGGCCTGGTGGAGGGCGACTGGGACTTCTTCGACATCTACGCCACGATGGAGGAGATCGCCGCCGCTATCTCCACCCTGAACTCCGATGTCGCCGCCCTGTTCGCCGGGGGCGCTGATGGGGTGTCCCAAACGGAGAACTTCAACCTTTATCCCAACGGCGGCCCTGGGTCGAAATGGCAGACGTGGCATAAAGGTTTAGCCGCGGAGACCATTGAGATCAAAGACGGCAAAATGTGGTTGTTCTGCTTCCCCCTGGCTACCCGGTACGGGTGGGCCAGATACGTGCTGGACGACACCGGCACCGACTTTCAGCGCGTCGGTGTGGTGTTCGGGTCGAAACCCCAAACAGGGTTGTTCGGCCAGACCGCGTACAACTACCTCATGGGGCGTGTCTCCAAGACAGGTAACACTGAGGACACCGCCACCTTTGTGTTCGCGAAGCTCGGCGCTAAATCAGCGGAGATCGGTGTGAACATTCGGGGAAACGAAACGATCCTCAGGAAAGCCAACACGTTCAACTTCAACCCCGCCGCCGCCTACACGTTGCAGTGCGGTGTGAAAGGCACAGGCGGGGTTGCGGACGCCCCCTACACCTTCCGACTGTTCGAGGGTGGCACGCAAATCCTTGAGGGCATAGACACCGGCAGGATCTCGTTCCTCGGTGCCACCCACCGGTACACCGGGTTGTCGTTCGCGAACGCGTCCGCGTTGCAGTCCGCTAAAGCCGCCCAGTTCGTCATGTTCGACAGTAAATAGAGGAGTTGTTGTGGCTGATGCCGGTTTAGTGCGGGCCGTGACCGCCCAAGTAGCGGACCTCACCGAGGAACAAGTCAAAGCCGTCCTGACCGCTGTGCAACGAGTCCAGGGCGGCGACCCCGTGGGCACCGTCCTCGAGGAACCCGGCACCGGCCGAATCGCCGTCAGGGTCTCCGACCAAGGTGTGCTGTACTGGCACGTCACCGGTTTGGATGGCAGTGTTTCCAACGACCAGCAGGGCACCCTATCCGGGTGGACCGCCCTCAAGGCCATCTGATGGTCACCCCCAAGGATCTTCTGGCCGCCGGCCTACGGCTGTGTGGGTGCCGCGAAGTGATGCCGCTGTTCCTGTACAACCCGAACGGGCGCCGCCGCAACGTCGACACCGGCCAGTGCCGCCTCTGCCAAGGCACCTTCAACCGCACACGGATGCGGTGATGGACGACCGCGAATTCATCGACCTGCTGTACCAGGTGTGGTCGAGAACCACCGGGGCGCAGGACACGTTCTGGAAGCCCGTGGAAACCATCAACGGTGTCGACATCGTCGCCGTGAACGAGAAACACGAAGAAACGCTGATCGGTTCATTCCTGGCAAGTGCCGACGCCGACTTCATCACCTCTTTGCATGGCTGCATGGGGGACTTGGTGCGCCGGCTGCACGAGGCTTTGGATGAGGCTGATCGGGCCGACCACGGCCGCGACGAGCGTGAGGTGCGGATCGCTGAATTGGAGTTGCAGGTCGCTTCCCTGCGTAGGGAAGTGCATACCGCATAAATTTTGGGCACACCATCCTTGTGCCCTGGTGGGCGCCCACCGACTCGGAACATGAGTCGGTGG